GGTGTAGCAAGATTAACAGCTGATAGACCTCTTTGCATCTGAATGGAAGATGTGGCATCACCAACACCATCCCAATTAGACCAATAAACCCATCCGTTCTCCATGTCATTTTGGGGAACACCGTTTATCATTACTGCAACATTTCTTTGGTTGAAACCTCGAACATTGATACGAGCATCACCCGCACCACCACCTTGACCAGTCGCATATACCGATGGTGTCATATTCAGAGACATTGGAATATCTTGTGAACCAAGACGAATTTCCATCTCTTCCTTAGTCACCGTTGTATAAGCAACAGGCGTCTTTTCATCAGCACGGGAAGCCAAGACTTCAAGTGCCGTCATAGCAACTGCATCAATTTCTAAAAGAAAATTAACAGTTCCTAGTATATCATTCACCGTAACAGGATTTGTTACAGATGAATACCCAATGAATGAAGCAGTTACAGTATAGTTGCCTTGTTTACCAAGATCGATAGTGTATTTACCTGATGCATCACTTACACCACCCTTATCAGTTCCATCGACAACTACATTGGCTCCAGCCAAAGGTTTACCATCATCATCGGATACAACTCCTACCACGGTTTGTCCCCAAAGGAACATTGGTGTTAGAAATACCAACAATGAAGATATTAGATTACGCTTATTCATTCGCGTTCTCCTCGTTATTCATTAATGAAAAGGCACATTTTTCTACAGGTGTGCCGTCTGCCTGTCCGCTTTTTGTTAATTCGCATAATCTTGATCGTCATTATCACCAGTCATCGGTATGATTTCACAACTATCGTTGTTACAAAATTTATCTATTTCAGCCTCTTCATTCTTAATCACACCAAAAGATAATTTACCTAACTTTTTTACTTCTTTATTGTAAGTATCTTCATCAATAGCTTCATAAGGCATTTGTTGATACGCACCATAATCGTGTCGTGGTAATAACGAAATACCTTTCAGATGATATTGATAATAATTCAAACATGGAGCAATTTGGTCTGCCTCTGTTTCAGGATTAAATGTAACTGTACAGCTTACTTGGTTGTCTGCCCAATGTCGTTGTAAAAACGCAGCAAGTGAGAATTGTTCCCAAATGGAGAGTTCGGAAGCAGTTCTGATTCCCTCTCCCACATCTACGGGCACTTCAACAACCATAGTAGTGTCCTCAGAACCAAATGCTGGTTCTAATTTATAATTAGCTTTCTTCAATGGTTCTAATAATTCTGAATGTTTTGATAACCTTACTCTTCTAATGTAAAAACGACTCTCAGGGTAATGCAATCCTGGAGTCGCTCCGGCAAGAAGTGAAACCGTACCAGATGGTTTCACGGATGTAGTCTTGATAGATCGTGGTACTGCAAACCAATCTGAATATTGCTTATCCCAATCTTGTATTACATTATACCCACCATTCAACCATTCCTTAAATTCATCTAAACCTCTATTGGTAACAAACTGAGCAACCCCACTTACTGAACATCCAATTCTACGATTTCTTAACATCACTCTATTTGTATCAGCCCAATGTGTTCTACCCAATGTAACTGTTTTAGCATATAGGTAAGCATACTTTAATGTTCTGGCATAATCTTCAAATGAATCGTGATTATTTGGAAATGTCTCCACTAAACAACATAGTTCATAACTTTCTAATGATTGTTCTAAACAAGGATTGCCACCCATAACTCTATGGTCTTTATTATCTCCACCATTTTTCATCCTTGAATATTGTCTCATGTTATCTAACCAAGCAAATCCAGGCTCACCATTATCCACAATTCGTTTGGCAGCCTCTGTATAATCCATACCCAATTCAGCGAATATACTATTATTAGATGTCCATCCATATGTTTCCCTATGTTTGTTGACTTTATAATTCTTTAAATCTAAATATTCTTCTGAGTGTGGATCACCAAATACAATCTCAGCAGTTCTCCTTACATTACCTGCAACAACACACTTACCGATTAGGTTCATTATATCCACGATTGTCGTAATTGTGATTGCTTCTCCTGCATTCTTTTTTAACACCTCTGTGATATCACCATGTATTTCTTTTAATGGTTCATGACCACTTGCAACTCCACCGAAACCACTTATTGGTTCACCAGCTTTTCTTATTTCTGAGTAATCAAATTCTACTTTACCTAAATTATGAAAATAACTTTCTAATAATAATCTTAATGATTCTACCCAACCCTCACGAGTATCTGGTATTACATAGGTTGCTGTAGTTTTATCTTTATCCACACCCTTGACTACTATTTCTCCCGCACCTTTTGTATCAAAACCAACACCGACACCCAACATACTTGCATCCATAAGAAAACAGAAAGGTTTAGCATAGTCTTCTTTTAATGTCTTCGTTGATACGAAAGCACAATTGTTTAGGGCGGCGTATAATCCTTTGTCCTCTGTAATAGGCGTTCCCATAGCCCACAGACCACGACCAGGTGGCAAAAACTTCATCGTAAAAATACGCTCATACATATCTTGAGCACTTCTTTGAGCTTGCCAGGGATTCCACCCTAATTGATGTGATTCAATATGATTCATTTGCATGTTGTAAGTTCCCTCTACAACCCTTCGTACAGTTTCCCACCATCTTTCATTTTTTCCATTTTCTTTGATTCGAGAATATGTTCTCATATAAACTAATTCACCTAAACCATTGAAACCAAACGGAGCTTTTCTTCTTTTATATTTGTTTATAAAAGTGTCCGTTAATGTAAACTTTTTATTCATGTATTTTGCCTCTTGGAATTATTAACTAATTTGGAGATTGTTACCAAATATAAGTATAATATATATTGACCTTTGAATCACTTTTTAAACACAAATATTGGTTCATATTTGTATCCAGCCCCCATTACACTTGATAATGTTAGTTCTATTGTTTTCTCTTTTTTGAATCCCAACTCCTTTGAAATTCGTATTGTTTCTTCTTCTATAAATTTGTACTTTGGAGTATTTGCTATGTTGATCAACATGTATTTATTACCCTTCAATCCTCTGTAGCAATTTTCAATTGTCTTTTGTAAAAATCCATTTATCCATTCTTCCTTAGTTGGATACTTAATATAGCTTTGTGTTGGTTCATCGCTATATTTCTCTGTATCAAAATATGGTGGTGAAGTAAAACATAAGTCCAAAGATTCTCTCTTTGGTTCATAAACTTCACTACCTAATTTATGTAATTCTACTGACTTTGTCAAGTAAAAAAAATCTTTTTTTATTTGTTCCAATCCTTTGAATGTCCTACTCGATGGCTCTGTTCCAATATACTTAGGTCTTGAACTTGCTAGAAATCCAAGTAACCTACCACCCCAACCACAACTCATATCCCAAATTGTATCACCACCAAATTTTTCATAAATCAATTTAGCAGCAGTTGGTCGGAAATTACTTACGGCTTGTGAATTAGTATGTATCTTTAGAGTTTGTCTAAATCTATTCTCATGAAATAATTTTTTTGAATCTTCATTCTCACCCTTAAAAGATTTAGCACACCAATTCCAAGTCTTTCGTATTGCTGATTTACACTTATCATCATCAAGAAAAATTTCCATAGGTGTATATTTAGCATTTCCACATCTGATCTCCCAAAAGAAAGGAAAGTAAGACCAAGCCAATCTCAACCCATGCATTGTTTGAACAATCTTATTATCCTTCAATATGGTATCGGTATCAAACCTTTGCATCTTTCTCATGTGCTGATGTTTCTCATCTTCACGAATCTGATAATGAGGAAATCCATGTCGGCGATAATAATTAAATATTACATCAACACCATAATCTTGATCCGTAGTATCTATTGAGTTGATAACTTTTTCATACTCCAAATCCATTGGATTATATCCCATGACATCTGTTAATATTTTAGCTTTACTAATCACTCATCAAATCATCATAACGAGCAGACAACATCTGTTTCGTTTGATTATCTCTATTTTTTATTTTATTCTGTACATCTTTACCTTGTGTTGATGTAGATTCAAATAACTCTATCTTACCGATATTTGTATTTATCTTTGCTGGATAGGTTAATCCATCAGGACCAAACCTATTCTTAATAACATGAAATCTACCCGTATTAGCAATCTTATCCTCTATCTTACGACTAACTGATATAACAAAATCTGCTGTCATAACTTTAGCATAAGATTCAGCAACCTTACTAGCATCAATAACATCTTCATCTAAAGCACTTCTATTGGCTTGTGATGCCGTCCATATTGGAATCTGCATCTCACCAGCCAATCCTCTTAAATCCTCATAGATATTTCCCAACTGATGTCTCATCTCTGTACTCTTACCCACATCTCTCATAATGTCAGCATAGTCCACGAGTATCATATCCACTTCAGCACCAAATGATGTTGCTTTCTTAATATGGGCAGATAAGGTGTTTACTGTACAACTTCTTGTTGGATAGTATTTTATGGTTAAATCACCTTCTACCTTTTCAACCTTTTCCAATATCTCTTCCTTATGGTACATTAAGTTCTGTCCTTCCACACCACTAAAGATACTATCGTATCTCAAACCAACATAAGCCTCATTCAATTCTAAAGTGTAGTGAACTACATTCTTTCCTTGTGATATGGCATAAGCACCCATAGCACTTAACACCCAAGACTTACCAATACCAGCAGGTGCTACAACCACACCTAACTCACCTTGACCTAATCCACCTTGCATTAATTCATTTATTATATCCCACGGTGTTGGTGTAGTGATACGGGCAGTTTCAGAGTATCTTTCCTCAAAGTCTTCTAAGTAATCATGACCTAAGTTTCTCTCCGTTCCAGCCTTCATGGCATCATCAACCAATAATTTGATTTCTTCTACATCACCATCCCTTTCTAATATTTGAGCAGACCTAACTATAGCATCTTTCAGAACCTGTGTCTTATGAAAGTCTAATGACTTGTCCTTTATATACTCCAAATCAGCAGCCTCTACATACTTCCAAGCCTCTCTTAGCGTATCCTTTACATTTTGTTGTAACAACTCAGTATCTAACTCACCAACCTTTACCTTAAAGGTATCCATAGTGATTGTCGTCTTATACTTACCGTAATATTCTTTTATCTCCTTGACTATCCAATGAAATGCTTCATTACCTAAATATTTCTCATCTAAGATATCGATAATCTGTTCCAAGAATAGCTTATCTGTAATCAAGCATACGATGAACTTTACTTGAAAGTTATACCCATACTCCGATATCGATTTTGTTTTATTCATACATTATTCCAATAATGACCTAATATTATAAACTCTGTTACCCAATTATCAAAGTTAGGAATATGCCCCCATAGCTTATCCTGTACCAATAACCTCTGTAGATTATACTTTGTTGTTTTGGGTATCACATCACGAATTGTATTCGTAATCCTTAGTTTAGTATGATTAGATATTTCTGGCTCCTTTAACTGCATTAGTAAATAATTTCTTTTTATCACATACTCATGATTGTTTATTAATTTTGATACTTTGGTCTCTCTATCTTTTGCCGAATCCATCAGTTGTAATATATCAAATGGCTTATCTTCGGATAATTCAGGATATTCTTTTACCAAAGACTTAATCCCCACACCTTTTACACCTGGTATACTATCTGATCTATCACCATCTATGGTTCTACCAGTTAGCACATTCTGTGGATATAAACCAAACTCTTCATATACCAAATCCACATCATATGTTATCTTCTTAGTAGGGGAGTATACTTTAACTCTTTCATCTACTAACTGAAAGAAGTCCTTATCGGTAGACATGATTGTAACATTAGAGTCCTTTAATGAAGTATTACTAACATAGGCCATTACATCATCCGCTTCAAGTCCATCAATAGATAGAATAGTCAATGGTAAGTTCTCCAAGTATTCAACCAATCTACTCAATTGTAACTTCATAGCCTCGGATTCATCTTGTGGATTTACCGTCCAATCAACCACTCGGTTGAGCCTTGATCTAACCTTACGCCCACCTTTATACTCAGAATAAATCTTTTGTCTTGATTTAGAACCACCCTTACCATCAAACACAATAATACATCTCGTTGGTTTGAATTTATTGATAGCAAATCTGATTGATTTCAGAAATCCCACTAAACCACCTACATGACTTCCATCTTCGTTTAAAGATGGATTAACCGAAAAAGCTCTAATAAATGTATTTAATCCATCTATTATAAGAGCGTGGTCATCAGGTTTCCGTTGTGCTGGTTTAGTGGAAATTTCATCTTTGTATTCAGCGAATCGTTTCTTTAATAACTCATTACTCATCTGTGAATTCATCGGTTGTTGATACATCATCTATACCAAGTTTACCCGAATCATACTTTAATATGGTTTTCTCACAGATCAAATCATAAACATATTTTTGAGTATCTTCATCAGCCATAAGTGATTCAAAATCTTTCGATTGAAACTTATGATCTTTACCATCTTGATCTGTTAAGGTATACCACGCACCACCTTGTTTGACAAGGTTGTGTTGTTTAAGCACCTCTAACCAACTACCGAAATCATCAATACCTTTATCAAAGTATAGTTGAAAGTCAGCACTTCTCAGAGGTGGACCTAAACGATTTTTTATAACCTGTGCCCTAATCTTAATACCAATGGTGTTCTTCTTGGTGTCCTTGATCTGCCCCATATTCTTTAATCGAATACGAGTTGAAGCATGGAAAGGTAAGGCTTTTCCACCACTTGTTGTCCATGGATCACCAAACATCACACCCATCTTCTGACGCAACTGATTGGTAAATATTAAACACACTTTTTGACGAGCAATCATTTGGGTGATCTTTCTCATAGCTTTAGACAAAACTATAGCTTTAGATGTAGCCCACCCATCCTTATCAAAGTCAGCATCCATCTCCACCTTAGTGGAAGCAGCGGCCAAACTATCGACAAGTATCGTAACCAATTTATCTTTACTCGATTCACGAATTTTTGTAACAATCGTTTCAATGGTATCAAATATATCTTCAACGGTTTCCAAATGAACATATAACATATTCTCGGTATCTATACCAATAGCCTGTAAGAATTCACTTGATACGGCAGACTCGGTATCTATATAGACAGCAAGACCACCTTTCTTTTGAGTAGCAGCAAGAGCGTGAGCTCCAATCAAAGATTTACCACTACCTTCAAGTCCATTGATCTCTGTAATCCTACCAGCAGCCAATCCACCATGAGGTCTATTCGATACTGCTAAATCCAAGATAGTGGCACCAGTTGAAACCCAATCCGTAACATCAGTTGGAGTTTCATCTACACCATCGAGAAAATAAGCAACTTGATGTGATTTAAATTGTTTGTTTAATTCCGAAGCAATTACTTCGGCTAATTCATCTTTATTAGACATAACTTCTCCGAGCAGAAAGGGATGAACGACAAAAGGAGGAAAGTCAATCCACCCCTTTTCCGCGGTTTATTTAAGAATTAAATAACTTATCGAAATCGTCTTCGACATTAGAGGATTTCTGAGTTGTAACCATTTCTGGTTCTTTCTTCTCAGTAGTAGTTTCCTCTGGCTCACCATTAGGATTTAAAAAGGTCGATAAGTGCCCTTTTAAAGTCTCAAAGTCTGGCTCTGTATAGAGTTCGACAATGTTAGGTTGAACGGTAAGTAATTTCTTACTCAAATCCATGTCTTCAACGAGTGCCGTCTGATTTGGTTTCACACGAATGGTAGTCTTACCATATTGGTTACCAGCCTCAGCAGCAGTTTGCCTCTCCACAACAATATCACGACCTGTCATAGCATCAGAGATATCACCATAGTCTGGATCAGCAATAATTGAAAGAAGTTCTTGGTAAACGGTTTTACCAAATCCCCACCATTTAACACCTTCGGATTCTTCTCCCCTAACGATTACAGGAACAAATGTCCTCATCTTAGGTTCGATTCTCTTACCTTGAATCCATTCATCTTTATCGCCAGTAGACTTTAGTTTATCGGCAAATTGTTGAACTGGATCAGGTCTTCCAAAGGAAAGTGGTGAAAGTACCGTTTTATTTGGTACTAATGAATAGTGAAAAAACAACTCTACGAATGGGTTGTCTTTGTTCTCAACATAAGGCGTAATTCTAATTTGTGTCTTACCAGCTGGTGGTTTCCAAAATGAATTAGCGGTTGAGGAAGTGCTTTGTAACTGATTCAAGCGTGACTTGATGGCATTTATATCCATAGTTATTCTCCTGTGTTTAGATTGTTATTTATAGTTTATCTACTATAAATATTGTACATTCCTATAATATACAACATTTTTTTGTAAAAAACAAGCGTTTTTTATGTATTTATTATTTTTAATATTCGTGTTGAAATTCGTGATAACCCGTCCTTATTGGTAATAAGAATCATATTTTTATACATCTCCCAAGGCAACTGAAACTTAGTATCCAGCACACCATTGTTTATTGTTTTGATCAATTCATTTAGAGCATTTATTGTATACAATGTGTTGCTCATCTTCTTTCTATGTAACGATATTGTGTTCTGTACGGCATTGAAATCTAGTTGAGCATTCTTCTCCACATTGTATGTGCAGATCAGCTCATGGTTCTTGTCCTCATTCTGTAGGACATAAATCTTTTCAAACACTATTGTGAAATTCTTCTGAATATCAGTTAAGGTTTGATCCAACCCTTTGGTTGTTGTAAATGTACAGAGAAGTTGTGTGTTCATTAAGCTCTCGGTGCCTGTTTTAACTCACTTTTATGTGCTTCTTTACATTTGGTAGCAAAATCATTTGACAATGACATGTCAAATCTTAATGAATTTCCATAACCAATACCATCCTCTCTTATGTTTATTGTAGCTACAATTATGGGTTTTCCAACACCTTTACCGATATATTTAATAACCGGTGGAACTTCGTCTAAATCTACTTGTAAATCATCTTTAATTTTATCAAAGTCATCTGTTCCAAATACTTTTGCCATAGTTCTCTTATCCATTATAAAATCACCAACAGCCATTGACTCTTCACCAGAAACTAAACTTCTCAAAGGTAATTTTTCTTTTACAGATTCAAGCATTTTTGACTTGATGGGATCTACACCAATAGCTTTTGTTATGTTAGATAAAACTTTTTTAGTGTTATTATTAACATCATCAATAACAGCTTGTCCATTTGGTATCTGTTCAGCAGCCTGTAAAAATAATTTGTTTCTAACTCTAGCCAATCCTTTTCCGTTTAAAATATAATCTAGTCTCTCTTCAGGATTATTACTATCAATACCTAATTTATTTAATGTGGCTTGACTAATTTTACCGTCTTTTATTAATCTAACAATTTCATTACGATTTTGATTCCCAAATTCTAAATATTTTTTTTGTTGATATTCTGAATAAGCGGTGTTTTTAACATCTTCAATATCAGTTTTACCATCACCTGGTTTTGGTACATCTTCAATACCCACATCTTTTAGATTATTTTCCAATTCTTTTTTCTCATCTTCGGTAAAATTTTTCATATCAACTAACGCTTCTGGTGTGGTATTGGTCAATCTAATACTTTTAGTTTTTTTCAAAGAAATTTCAACTAAATGTGTCTTACCATCCGGCGTTTTAACCTTCATATACTGATCGGTTGATCCACCCTTATTCTTACCAATTGGCGGCTCCATACCCAATGCTTCCGCCTCACTATCCACATCCCAAGCACTAGCTATGACTTCATAACCATCAGGATATTCAGTATTTAATGAATCATCTATTGCTTGATTATTTAATCTAGCTGCTTGTACCCAACTCTTATCTGCAACCAAGTTATTCCCATTGTTATCCATATGTTCTTCTAACATTTGAAAAAATTGTTCTCGTTTTTTAGGATCTTGAATTGAACTACCGATCATTCCAATTAACTCACCAGCTTGTGATCTAATTTCACCAGCACCACCCTCATTGGTATAGTGTCCTAATTGACCTACAGGTGGTCTTATCTTACCTTGTCTAGTTACCATCCCCTCAACACTCGTATTTAACATTCTACCCAATGTTTTTAAATACTTCTTTGGAAATCTCTGTGGTCTAAATCTTCTTTCCATCTCTCTTTCAAAATTTAATTGACTTTGAGCCGAATGTTCTGAATTACTTTGTGTAAAGGAATCGTCATCCGGTTCTGTTTCGGTTCTACTGAATGTTTCTTGTTCAAAGGTATTAATACTTTGATTTAATTCTTTGTTCTTACCATCAACTGTTTTTGGTTTTTTAACTTTCTTAATTTCTGGATCTACCAATCCACCTGTATTTTTAAGATTGTCATCTGCCTCTCCTGTTTTAGGATCATTGAACATTGGATTATTACCTTGTTTTACATCTGTACCACCAGTTTCACCACCGGCTTGACCACCAACCTTCTCCTTTTCCCTATCTGATTTTTGTTTTTCCAAATCATCTTTATTTGCTGGAACTAATTTACCATTTAATGTTTTATGAGTCATTGGTCCATCTTTATCCTTTCCCCATCTACCAAAACCTTGTGAAACCAATCCCTGGCTCTTTGCCTTTTCTATTTCATCAGCGTCTAACCCACCATCATCTTTTGCTTCTAATGCCAATAAAACACTATTTATAATATTTTCAGAAATACCACGCTTTAAACAAATCTCTTTTAATAAAAATAAGTGATAACCGTTCTTTGTATTCGGATGTAAAGAACCTTCGGGTAAGGAAGCTCTCCATTCTGTAAATATTGAATCAACTATTAAACTCATAATCCTTCATTTCTCCGTAATTGTGACCGGCTTTTGATTTAACCACATAACCATTTTGTTGGAGTATTCCCTTTATCTTATAAATAGTCTCCACCCCATCTTTCCGATCATAATCAAATAAAAAGCTATCATAGTTATAATGAACTATGTTCGTGCCCCTATTGTATAAATATCTATGTATTTCGCATAACAACTTAACATTTCTCTCTGTCTCATATGCCTGAATGTAGTAATTGAATAACTTTTGTGGATTCATGTCGGGTAAATTCTTTTTATACAAAATTCTACGATATATCTTAGTTTTAATAAATTGATTATCATTGTATTCTTTCCACATCTTACTGATAAAATTCTTAGTTAAATTTAAGAATTCGACTTTATCAGCAACTGCTTTAGGTATCCCACCATACATGTATTGAAATGTTTTGTTCTTACCCTCTTTGACATCAACTCCATATTTCTCCGACAAATATTCGTGAACTGATGACTTGGGAAATTTATATCCAACAAGTTCTCCGATTAACCTCGGGTGATAAGCATCAAAATCCATATCAACAAATATATCATTCAATGGAGAAAAACTCTTTCGCTGTTCATTAGTTAGAGCGGCAAAATTCAAATTATTTATAGCATTTGATGGTCTTGATGTCGTGGTGAAAAAATTATAATTTTGAAATACTTTTTTATCACATATATACTTAGCATACTTATGTCCGAATGTAGATATAAAATTAGTATTTACACCGATACCATTCTTCTCTATGTTGTAGAAAGCATTAGTGAAGTCATCATGAAATTTAGCAAACTTTTCAGCATGTAGTATCCTATCATCTATGATAAACTTACCCAATGATTTACATTTCTCTATTAACTTCATATAAGGATAGTAATAAGTGAAGTCATCCATCTCAGAGTAGAAGTTGTCATATTCCATCTCCCACTTTGGTTTATTATATAACCAAAAACTTACAGCATTTATATCATAACATTTATATCCATTCTTCATAAATGTTTTATAATCAAGACAAAGGTAATGCTCCTCTTTATCTAATTTATTCAGACACATACGCTCACGATGTTCAGCAAATATTGTCTCTTCTACAAAGTTATCATATACAATGACCAAATCATTCTTTGGATGGCACTTGGACCACAAAGGCAACTTTATTATAGGGATAACCACTCCTTAATATAAGGATATTTTAGGTAAAAGTCAATGTTTTTATTTAATTTACTATTTTTATCGAGTCTTTATATCCAGCAAATACCATAGCAGCATCTAGTTGTTTTTTATATATGTTATAAGTATCATTTAATATTTGACATAAATCTCCTATAGGTTTTCTTAAAACCCATTTTGGAATTATTAATGTTGGAAAAACTGAAATACCGTTAGTACCTGTCTGTTGTAAAGCGAATATGTCCTCACCCACATCATATTCAGTTTTCAAACCACCCTTGTCGTGTATCTCTGTATGTCTTTTTAGTTTTTCACTTCTAATAGCTAAACATCTAATAAAAGTTGGAAATGTACTACCCCCAACTAAATCATTAGCAATACCAGTTGTTGCTGTCATAAATTTACCTATAAATGGCACATTACCACCAATTGTTGGTATTTGCCCAGGAAGCACACCAAACTCAACCTCAGTAAAACCATATAGAGATTTTGGAGAATTTTTATTTACAAATTGCATAGCATTTTCAAATTTTTCTTGAACAACTTCATTTATATTAGAAGGATCAAAAAGATTTATTAAATCCTCTACATCATCTTCATCAGATATAAAAACTTTA